ACTACAATATCAATTAGATATTAGAGTTACAGCTTTAGTTGGCTATCAAAGCACTCTAGAAGTTATAGAAGAACCTGAAGAAGAGGCAAAACAATGAGGTGGCTACCAGACTCTTATTTCAACTTTGTAAAAAAGTTTTGGCAAAAGGTTAGAGGCGTAGAAGAAAAAACTGTAAGAGCTAGAACCGAAGAAGGTAAGTTTGTAGCAGACGATAAATCTACTCCTAACGTAAACGAAGCTTATAAAACAGTTAAAGTTAAAAAGAAAAAAAGAGGCAGACCTAAAAAGAAAAAATAATGGCCACAGCTAAAGACGCAATACATCAAATTAGCTCACACGAAAAAGAGTGCGCTATTCGCTATGAAAATATAGAGAAAAGATTAGATGAAGGATCTGCTAAGTTTAGAAGACTTGAGTATATTATGTGGGGATTGTATGGTCTAACAGCTGCTTCTTTGGGAATAGATAAGCTAATATAAATGAGTAATGGCACTAGAAAAATTTATATTTCGACCAGGAATCAATCAAGAAGGAACCGACTACTCTAATAGTGGAGGCTGGTTTAATGCTAATCTTGTTAGATTTCGTAAAGGACTGCCAGAAAAAATAGGTGGCTGGGCCAAAGCTACTTCAAATACTTATAAATCAACCGTTCGAGCTTTGCATGCTTGGGTAGATTTATCCTTAACTAAATATCTTGGTTTAGGAGCTACTTGGAAATATTATTTAAAAGAAGGTGATAACTTTTATGACATTACACCGATAAGACTAACAACCGCTGCAGGAGACGTTACGTTTTCAGCCACTAACGGAAGTTCTACACTCACAGTAACTGACACAGCTCATGGAGCACAACAAAATGATTTTGTAACTTTTTCTGGAGCAGCCACGCTTGGCGGAAATATAACCGCTGCAGTATTAAATCAAGAATATCAAATAGCAACCATTGTTAATGCTAATAGTTATACGATTACGGCAAAAGATACTTCGGACGCAACTGTAACTGCAAATGCTAGTGATACAGGCAATGGAGGAAGTTCTGTTGTTGGTGCTTATCAAATTAACGTAGGATTAGACGTTTACGTTGAATCTACAGGTTGGGGAGTCAGTACGTGGGGAGCAGGAGCTTGGGGATCCTCTACAGCAATTACAGCTGCTAACCAATTAAGAATATGGTCACACGATAATTTTGGTGAAGATTTGGTTATGAACGTCAGAGCGGGCGGTGTGTTTTATTACGACATAAGCGCAGCTACTTTAGGAACCACTAGAGCAGTGGCTTTATCGGATTTAGCAGGAGCAAACCTGACACCAACAAAAGCGTTACAAGTATTAGTCAGTGATGTAGATAGACACGTTATATGTCTAGGAGCCGACCCTATATCAGGCAGCTCTAGGTCAGGAAATATAGATCCAATGCTGGTCGCTTGGAGTGACCAAGAAAACGTTACAGAGTGGGAACCGTTATCTACTAATACAGCTGGGTCTTTGCGTTTGTCCGCTGGTTCTCAAATTATAGGAGCGTTAAGAGCTAGACAAGAAACATTAATTTGGACTGATACGGCTTTATATTCTATGAGTTTTATAGGCCAGCCTTTTACATTTGGAATAAATTTGGTAAACGAAGGTGTAGGCCTTATTTCTCCAAACGGAGCTGTTAATACGCCTAAAGGTATTTTTTGGATGGACAAAAAAGGCTTTTATACGTACAACGGTTCTGTGCAAGATATACCGTGTACTGTTCAAAACTACGTGTTTAGCGACCTTAATGAAGGCCAAGCTTTTCAAGTTTTCGCTTTTGTAAATAAAGAATTTGATGAAGTTGGCTGGTTCTATTGTTCAGGAAGTGCTACAGCTATAGACCGATACGTGGTTTACAATTATGAAGATAACACTTGGACGATAGGTCAACTCACCAGAAGCGCATGGATAGATCAAGGTATATTCGATAGTCCTATGGCCACTTACACGACTAGCAACGTGGGTTATTTATACAATCATGAAACAGGTAACGATGATGATGGTTCTCCTATGGATAACGTTTTTATAGAATCCAGTGACTTTGAATTAGGCAACGGAGACCAATTTCAATCAATTAGTAGAATTATTCCTGATATTAAATTTACAGGAGACGGAGGCTCAGGTCAGACAATAAACTTTGTGCTAAAACAAAGAAACTTTCCTGGTGAAAGTTTAACAACTGATGTAACCAGCACGTGCACTGCAACTACCACTAAAATAGATACAAGACTTAGAGCAAGGCAAGCAGCTCTTAGAATAGAGTCTGATGACGATAACACTGTAGGAGTTAGGCTTGGTGTAGGTTTTAGGATAGGTGCAACTAGGCTAGATTTAAGACCAAATGGCAGAAGGTAATGGCTAAGATATTAGAAACAAAACTACCTATTGCCATAGGCGAAATATCTCCTGAAACATTTAATCGATTAGTTAGGGTTTTGGAACTTAGCCTTAATAAAGTAGATGTAGATTCAACTCTTGCTGTAAATGAAACGCAACGTAACGAAAATCAATTTGAAAAAGGAGACATCATTTGGAACTTAGCTACAAATCAATTACAGCTATGGACAGGTGAGCAATGGGTCGATCTTTATACAGGAACGGAAAATGGCGTAGAAGGTGTAGCCTCTCTTGGAAAAATTAGCGTATCAACAAATGGATCAACAACAATACCAATACTATGATGGACAGAGCTAGATTATTAGAAGAACTTATGTTAGACGAAGGTGTTATTCATGAGATTTATAATGACCACCTTGGATACCCTACGTTTGGTGTTGGTCATTTAATAACTGAAAAAGACGAAGAACACGGTAAACCTTTGGGTACGCCTGTATCAGAAGAAAGAGTAACAGAATGTTTAAATGCAGACGTAGACATAGTTTGCGCAGAGCTAGATAAAAACATGGAGTGGTGGCGAGAACTCAACGATACAAGACAACGTGTTATGGCCAACATGTGCTTTAACTTAGGTTATCCAAGACTAAGTAAATTTAAAAAGTTTCTAGCTGCAGTACAAGAAGAAGATTGGGAAACAGCAGCTGTCGAAATGATGGACAGCAAGTGGGCAACTCAAGTTGGAGACCGAGCAATAAGGCTTAGGGAGAAGATGTTGAATGGCTAAAAGAACTAAAAAGAAAGTAAAAAATGTGTCAAACTATAAGAAAAAACTAAGGAGACCTTAATGAGTCTGTACGCAAATATACACAAGAAAAGAAAGTCAGGACGCAAAATGCGAAAGAAAGGTGACAAAGGTGCACCAAGCGCACAAGATTTTGCAAACGCAGCAAAGACAGCTACAAAGATGAAAGCTGGAGGCGTATTCATGCCAGGCATGACAATGGTGCAAAGTAAAGGTTGTGGCGCAGTAGCCAACAATCGTAGGAAAAAAACTAAATTATCATAGGAGAAAACAATGGCAAAGAAACTGTCTCGTAAACAAAAAAAGATAGCTCAAGTAGCTAAGCCTCGTAACAAGATTACAGGAGCAGACTTTAGAAAACTTAGAAGAAGGAAGAAAAAATAATGGCTACAAGAACTGCAAAAAAGAAATCAGCTAGAAAGACTAAAAAGAAAAGCGGTGCTAAACCTACTAACCCAGCTTTATACGCAAGAGTAAAAGCTGAGGCTAAAAAGAAGTTTAAGGTCTATCCTTCTGCGTATGCTAATGGCTGGTTAGTGCGTACGTACAAAAAGCGTGGAGGTAAGTACGCATAATGGCTAAACCTAAAGGTGGACTGACTGCATGGTTTGGAAAAGGGCCTAAAGGTGATTGGGTGGACATAGGTGCGCCTAAGAAAAAAGGTAAGTTCCAAGCATGCGGTAGAAAGTCTGCTAAAAGCAGTAAGCGTAAGTACCCTAAATGTGTACCGAGATCTAAAGCTAAAAGTATGACAGCAGCGCAAAGAAAAAGCGCAGTAAAAAGAAAAAGAGCAGCAGGTAACCCAGGAGGTAAACCTACTAATGTTCGTACTATAGTAAAGAAGAAAAAACCTGCAGCCAGAAAAAGAACTACAACTAGGAGAAGAAGACGTGGCACGAAAAAAAGCTAAACCAATACGCAGAACCACTGGTAAAGGCGGTAACTACCGTCCTACTAAGAAAGGTGCTGGTATGACTAAGAAAGGCGTACGTGCTTACAGAAAAGCCAATCCTGGCTCTAAGCTTAAAACAGCTGTGACAGGTAAGGTTAAGAAAGGTAGCAAAGCAGCTAAAAGACGTAAATCTTATTGCGCAAGATCATTAGGTCAATTAAAGAGAAGCTCTGCTAAAACTAGAAACGATCCTAATTCAAGAATTAGGCAAGCGCGCAGAAGGTGGAAGTGTTAATGAAACTAGGTATATTAAAAAGTCTTGTAGGAACAGTAGCACCAACCATAGGAACAGCACTAGGCGGTCCTATGGGTGGTATGGCTGCAAACATGATTTCAGAAGTATTAGGATGTGATCCTGAGCCAAAGAAAATACAAAAGGCTATGGAAACAGCTAGTCCTGAGCAACTGGCACAATTAAAGAAAGTAGAAGCTGACTTTGAAGTGCAGATGAAAAAACTGGACATAGACTTGTTTGCATTGGAAACAGCAGACGTACAAGATGCTAGAGGAAAGTTCAGCAAAGATTGGACGGCTAGAGTAATAGGTATAGCTGTCGTAGGTGGGTTTATGGGCTATATATTTTTAGTGACCATCCAGCCCCCAGAGCAGAACTCAGAGGCTTTGATAAACCTTGTATTAGGCTACCTTGGTGGCTTAGCAAGTGCTATCATATCCTTTTATTTTGGGGCATCGAACAAACAAGACAACGAATAGAAAAAACGATAATATAGAAGAGTTATGGCAGATATAGATTTTAGTTGGATGGATGATCTTTTAACAGGGGATGACGCTGATTACAGCTCCTTGTTTGATGATGTAACAGACTTAACACCAAGCATGCCCGATACAGGTATAGGCTCGCTTGACCTTTCTAATTTGTTTGGTGATGACACAGATTACAGTTATTTGTTTGATGATAAATATGATCTAACACCCAGTTTTACGCCTGGCGTAGACTTTAAAGATGTTTATGATAGTTTATTTGATGAACCATCAGACTATGAAGACGTAGCAAAAGATCTTTACCCCGATTTGTTTCTGCCCTCAACAGAAGACTTAATAGCCAATGCGGAAGGACCTAGTATTTTAGATACTATTCTAGGTTTTCTTGGACAAGGTTCTAGTGGAGGTAAAAAAAGAGCTACTGGAATTATGGGTACAATAGGCGGAGGTATTACGGACTTTGCTAACTCACCCATAGGACAATTGCTTTTATATAACTACTTAAAGGACAAAGACAAAGAAGATCGAAAAGTTCCAATTGGAGCAGAAGCGTACGGCAGTCAAGGACTAGGGAGTATGCCTGACTACAGAGTATTTAATATACAACCTGCATTAATGCCAGGTGTTGCTTATGCTAATGCACCTCCACCAGAAATGAAACACGGTGGTATACACGGTGCTGGCAAAGATGATGGCCCTGGAGACATAACATTAGCGAGACTAGAACCAGGTGAGTTTGTTATGACTAGAAAAGCTACTGAGAATTTAGGTGCAAGAAACTTATATAATTTAATGAAACAAGCAGAGAGGATGGGGTAATGGCAATAAATCCAAATTATACAGGCAGCAGTGCTGCTGGAGATACAACTGTTGCTGTATATGAACAGCCGTATGCTGATTTTATGCGCCGTGGATTTTTGGAGTCTGCGTTTGGTTTAGCTAGGACACCTACACCTATTCCTGTTAGACAAGTTGCAGGATTAGATCCTATGGAACTTTTCGCTAGACGTTTAGCTGGCGGTCTGGGTGGGTTTGCTCCATTTGTAGAACAAGGCGGACAAATGTTACAAGAAGGCCTTGGTGTTACTCGTCAAGGACAAGGAGCTCTTGCTGGAGCACAGGATCTTTATGGACAAGGCACAGGCTTGGTAGGACAAGGCGCAGGGTTGTATGGACTAGGTACACAAATGACTGGACAAGCAGCGGACTATTTTAGACCAGGTGCTGCTAGTGCTTTCTATAACCCTTATGAAGATTCTGTTGTGCAACAGACACTAGCAGACTTACAAGAACAAAGTGCTAAACAAGGCATCGCTAACAGAGCACAAGCTGTAAGCAGGGGGGCGTTTGGCGGTTCTCGTGGTAGGCTGATGGAACAAGAAAGAGAAAGAGCATTTGGTAGAGGCGCAGCAGAAGCTATTGGCGGAATACGTTCTAGAGGTTTTGAAGGAGCCAGAGGAGCTGCTATGACAGCGGGTCAAGGACTAGGAAGATTAGGCGGACAACTTGGAACATTTGGTGCAGGACTTGGTGCGTTAGGTGGACGACTTGGAACATTTGGTTCAGGATTAACTAATGTTGCTGGACAGTACGGTTCTTTAGGCCGAGGCATAGGTAACTTAGGCACAAGTTTCGCTAATCTTGGAACAACAGGTCAAAGTAATCTGTTAAACCAAATAAGAACTGTTGAAGCACTAGGTGGAACAGGCAGACGCATACAAGATCAAATGTACGGAGCTGAGTTTGATGCTGCTAGAGCAATGGCTACTGAACCTAAAGATCGTTTAAAAACCTTACAAGGTATGTTAGCACTGTTGCCTACTGCTAGAGCAACTACTACGTTTAATCCACAAGGGACAGGATTTAATCCTTTGTTAGGTATTTTACAGTTGCTTGGTGGCACAGGCACAAATATAGGCGGAATCACTGCTCCTGGATTTGATCCGACTCTTACAGGGGGAGGCTCAAGTTAATGCACGAGCAGTGGAAGAAAAGAAAAATGTTCTCTAACAGAGAGCAAGGTATTATGTCTGGCCTTGATCCTGTACCCATGGTGCAAGGTGGATACGTACCCTTTCCTGGTATGCAAGTGGGCGGTGTCGTCCCTCAAACACAGTTGTTTGAAGAAGGCGACAATGAACTAAACGAAGCACTTAACAGTCTGGCCAGCATTACTAAACCAGATGTCCCTGATAGGCCAATGCCGATGATGGAAGAAAAGGTAGAGGTCAAAGAAGAAGTAACGGAGGACCAAGGACCTAGTGGCTACAGAAAAGCTGTGGAAGATTTAAAAGAAACTTTTAAATCTGAAATAGATCAATACATAGCAGAAGGCGGAGGTAAGAATTTAGGCAAGTATCTTACAAATATGAACATTGTTTACTCTAACGAATTAAAAAAACTTAGAGAAAAATATGACGTTACTATAGAAAGTCCAGAAGATCAGTTATTTACTGAAGCGTTTTTGTCTGAGGCAATGGGCAAAATTCCTGGAATGTCGAATGGAGGTCTTTTTGAATTAGTGCAGGAGATAGATACTCAAGAAGAATTAGATAAATATGGCATAAAATTTCCTTTAGATGTTTGGATGCGTATGAAAGAAGAGCCTAAAGAAAAATTGTTGCTTACTTCTATAGCTCAATTAAATGCAGCTCAGGCTGCAACAACTGGAGGCACAACAGATACAACAAGATTAAACGAACTACTTCAAGAAAGACGAGCAT